GAAGACGAACTTGTCAATAGCACAGACATTGACTATTGGCGTGAAGTTGACCTCAAAATCAAACTTGCCGAACTCAAAGAAGGTATGGTTGAGGGAACCAAGTACATTGAAGGTGCGATGAAAGATGTTATGGCACTCAATGAAATCTACGAACAACTCAAGGGTAAGGTCAACTCTTTCAACGAACACGATGTTGAAAAGGAAGAAACCAAGTCACACCTGAAACGTTCTATCGTTCAGTCCATTCGTGATGTGCGTCAGTACGGATGCATCTCAAAGGGTGAGCAGGAGTATGTGGAGCAAATCGGTGTCAATCCGATGAAACTTCAGAAACTCATTCAGAAGTATGTTGCGTCCGAAGCAGAGCAAGAGCATTGGGACAACCGTGAACTGATTGCGTTTGTTGACCAATTGACTGAAGAACTTGCCGAAGTTCACAAGGTAGACCATGTGCGTATGGAACTGATGGGATATGACCCAGAACCATCCGAAGATTGGTCTTACACAGACAAACTCGCACTTCCACACACAATGCGTGATGATGACGAAGAAGAATAGTTATAAATACACATACTGTATTGAAAACATCCTAACGAACAACGGAGAGGAAGAATAATGGCAGTCGCAGAGTACATGATGCACCGTATCGAAGGCGGTACTCGTAGAGCAGTACCTGAGTTCATTGGTGATCGGGGGCATTGGCAGTCACCTATTGACAAATCATACATCGGTTGGATTGACGATGCTAGGGACTACTATGTTCCTGATACGGTCACAACTCTGACAAAAGCAGAGTTTGTTACTCGTCTGTTGACAATTCACAACACTGAAGGTCATGCTTACATGACAAGTGTCGAACCAGATGAAACACCAGTTGAGTTGTCAAACACAGAAGTAACAACCACTGCTGAAACTTGGTATGACGCATTCGTCACAAAGAACTCATAAGAACGGTAATACATAATGGAAAGAATGTTAGCACAGAAACTCGTTGAGATGGAAGTCAACGAGTTGACTGACTTGTTGGAGAAACTCAACAGAATGGATCGTGATGCTTATAGTGTGCTGAAAGAATTGGTTGATGACCTAATCTAAAGGAAAGTCATGTCCATCAGAATCAGTAATACCTCAATTCACTTTGGGAACTTTACCCTCACCTCAAATACTGAGGGATTTAGTTTTGATGGTAAGATTCGTGCCAAGCGTAGGTTTGTTGATAGCAAAACTCCAGGAGTACAAGGTCAGATTTCTGGATATGCGTCTGGTGGATACGCCCCAAGTATCACTAATACAATTCAGAAGTTTCCTTTTGCTGTAGACAATAATACTACTGATGTTGCTAACCTAACACAAGCAAGACAACAAGCATCAGGTGCTTCATCTAAAACACATGGATATTTTTCTGGTGGGGCATCGCCATCAACAGTAGATACTATCGAAAAGTTTCCATATGCTCTTGATGCTGACGCATCTGATGTTGGTAATCTCATTGCTGCCTCCAAAGATCACACTGGAAGTAGTTCAGATACTCATGGTTATGCACAAGGTACACCCGACCCCACTTCACCATCCGGCAATATTCAAAAGTTCCCATTTGCTACTGATACAAATGCGTCTAATGTGGCAGATTTGACCCAAGAACGAGTATTATCTGCTGGATCATCTTCTAGAACTCATGGATATACATCAGGTGGTTGGAATCCAGAGCGTAATACGATTGACAAATACCCATTTGCGGTAGATGCTAATGCAACCGATGTTGGTGATTTATCACGAACTTTACGACAATGCGTAGGTGGGCAATCATCAGTCAATGCATATGTAATGGGTGGTTCTTACAGTCATCCAGGTGCAGGAACTAAAGTAGATAGAATTCACAAATTACCATTTGCAACTGATACTAATGCTACAGATATTGCTAACCTTACTGTCGCCAGAAATTTTGCATCTGCACAGTCTTCTCTTACAAACCAGTATACTAGTGGTGGTAATGATCCCTCTTCTCAATCTACTGTAATTGATAAGATTCCTTTTTCCTCTGATGTCAATGCGAAGGATGTTGGTGATTTGCTTGCGGCGACTGCAAGTTCAGTGGGAGCACAAAACTAATGGCAATCAATATCACCCCCACAACAATTCAGGTCGGCAACTTTAAGTTCAGAGAAACTGACACGGGTATTGAGTTTACTGGTCAGGCAAACACTGCGGGGATTGTTAGTGGTCATCAAGCACAGGGTAGTGTGAGTGGGTATACGAGTGGTGGACTTACTTCACCTTCAACTCGTGTCAACACAATTGATAAGCATTCATTCAGTGTAGATAATAATGCGACTGATGTTGGTGATTTGACTGCCGCAAGGCAAAATCCAGCAGGGCAATCATCTTCTACACACGGTTACACATCAGGCGGTGATGCACCACCTCAAGTCAATACGATTGATAAGTTCCCCTTTGCGGTTGATGCCAACGCAACAGATGTTGGTGATGTCACACAGGCGAGAAGAGAAGCGGCAGGACAATCTTCATCAGTAAGTGGTTACTCTACTGGTGGTACACCAGGATCAGGTCAAACAAATATTATTGACAAGTTCCCATTTGCGACTGACAGTGATGCCACAGATGTTGGTGACTTGACAGCAGTAAGACAAGCACCCACAGGACAAAATTCAGATACTTTTGGATATACTTCTGGGGGTTACACTTCCCCAGGATCAACTGGAAGACGAAATATTATTGACAAATTTCCATTTTCAGTAGACACAAACGCATCAGATGTCGGTGATCTAACACAGGCAAGAAACGCACAATCTGGTCAATCGTCATCTACATTTGGATACAACTCAGGGGGGTATAGAACCCCCCCACCAACACCGGGTGTTGTCGATACAGTTGATAAATTTCCATTCTCTGTTGATGTAAATGCTACTGATGTTGGCAATTTGACACAAGGTAGATATTCTTTAGCAGGGCAGTCATCTATTGTATCAGGATACACAACAGGTGGTACTGCTCCAGTACCATCCACTGATGGGAACGTGATTGATAAGTTTCCTTTTGTTTCAGATAATAATTCAACTGATGTTGGTGATTTATCCCTAGCACGACTCAGGTCTGTAGGTCAACAAGTCTAACCACCCCACTCTGATACATATAAATAGAACAGAAATGTATCGGAGAATCAAATGGCAGTCCCAGCGTCAAGACAACAACTCAAAGATTATTGTCTCAGAAGATTAGGTTCGCCAGTTGTAGACATCAATGTTGATGATGAACAAGTCGATGACCGCATTGATGACGCACTAGAATACTATCAGGACTATCACTTTGATGGAACTGAACGAATCTTCCTCAAACACCAACTTACGGCAGACGAAATTACATCTGATGAAATTATAGTGCCAGATGCGGTGATTGGTGTCGTCAATATCTTTGACATCGGTGACGCAGTTCAGTCGTCTAATCTATTCAACATTCGCTACCAAATTCACCTCAACGACTTGTTTGACTTCACTAGCACAACCTATGTTCCGTATGTGAATGCGATGCGTCATATTGAGATGCTTGAAGAAATCTTTGTGGGTAAGAAACCAATCCGTTTTTCTCGTCACACCAATAAACTGCGTGTAGATAGTTTGTTTGAGCAAAACCCAGGTGAGTTTCTCATCATTGAATGCTATCGTATTCTTGACCCAGATACATTTACCGAAGTGTATGGTGATATTTGGTTGAGACGATATGCTACTGCACTCATCAAGCGACAGTGGGGCGAAAACCTGAAAAAGTTTGAGGGGATGCAATTACCCGGTGGTATCACATTCAATGGGCAGAAAATATGGGAAGAGGCAACAGAGGAAATCAATAAATTAGAAGAGGAGATGATTAGTTCATACTCACTTCCAGTTGCTGATTTTATGGGATAAGATATGCCCACCAACAAATATTTCAACAATTTTAACTACAGTCGTGAGCAAGATGTTCTTGAAGATTTGATTATCGAGAGCATCAAGCAGTATGGTCACGAAGTCAAATATCTTCCTCGCACTCTGGTTGAGCAAGATCATTTGTTTGGTGAAGCAAAACTGTCTAGTTTTAACGACTCTGTTCCTGTTGAAATGTACATCAAGAATGTAGAAGGATTTGAGGGTGAGGGGGATTTTCTCTCAAAGTTTGGAGTTCAGATACGAGACCAAGTAACCCTGACTATCGCAAAGAAACGATTTGATCAAGTGCGTGGGGGTGAGTCACTCCAAGACGAGGTTGGATATCAACTCCAAACCGAAGAGTATGATGCGAACAACCCATCTCGTCAGTTTTTGACCGACACCGCAAACACCTTTGGTTTTATGTTAGAGTCAGGCACTGCGGGTGCGAATAACTATACTATCACTGCCAATCGCCCGAATGAAGGGGACTTGATTTATTTTCCTCTGACAGATAAACTATTTGAAATTAAGTTTGTAGAACATGAAGCAGTATTCTATCAGATGGGGCGACTACAGACATATGACTTGCGATGCGAACTCTTTGAGTACAGTAGTGAGCGTATTAATACAGGTGATGCAAGTGTTGATGTGATTGAAGATGAACTGTCATTGGATATTCTCTTCAATGAGTTGACTCTTGAAGACGACACCACACTATTGGCAGAAGACGGTGATTCGGTAATGCAAGAATACATAGTTGAAACTACTGACAGTCAAGCAAACAATACATTCTTCACCACACAAGCAGCAAGTATTATTGACTTCAGTGAGCAAAGTCCGTTTTCAGAGGTGGATAGATACTAATGTTTGGGAATCAATATTATCATCAAGTGTTGAGAAAGTATGTTATTACTTTTGGCAACCTATTCAACGACATTATTGTACAACGTTTCAATAGTGCGGGTACACGCATTCAATCAATTGCAGTACCGATTGCCTATGGTCCCAAAGAAAAGTTCCTTGCTAGAATCAACTCCAACCCAGATTTAGAGAATGATGTGGCAATTCAGTTGCCTCGTATCGGGTTTGAGATGACGGGGATGACCTATGACCCATCTCGTAAGTTAGCAAAAACACAACAGAATCGTGCGATTGGAACCAGTAATCAAAACCTACGAACTCAATTTAACTCCGCACCATACAACATTGACTTTGCGTTGTCAATCTTTGTAAAGAATGCCGACGATGGTGTACAGATTATAGAACAAATTTTACCGTTCTTTACACCAGACTTTACTCCGTCTGTCAAGTTACTTCCAACAATGAATTTAACATTTGACATTCCTGTCATATTACAAAGTGTGACGATGGAAGATGCCTACGAAGGTGGTTTTGAAGAACGTAGAGCATTAGTATATACTCTTAACTTTATGATGAAGGGTTATATTTTGGGTCCAGTACAGACATCGGGTGTTATCAAACGTGTTCAGGTGGATACACACACCGATATTCCTTTAAACACCGCACGGTCAACTCGTGTGGTGGTGACTCCTGGTTTGTTTGCAAATGGGTCTCCGACTACCAACAGTTCGGCATCCATTGCGTCTAGTTTGATTAGTGCAAATAGTGACTTTGGTATTGCAGAGGACTTCTTCTTCTTTACCGATGGTCGAACATACAGTCCGACTGCGGGTGTGGATTCTGATGAATGATGATAAAAAAACAAACTTTGAGACAAGTATAGAACAATCACTAGGTATAGCACCATCTCCTGCAATTGTCAAAGACCAACCACCCAAAGAGGTTCCTCCAGAAACTCAACAGATAGAAAATGACTACACCTATGCCAGACAGAACTTGTATCAGATTATTGAAGCAGGTGGTTCGGCATTGGACGAACTTGTTCATCTTGCAAAGGCATCAGAGTCAGCACGAACCTATGAGGTAGTGTCACAGTTAGTCAAAACACTGTCTGATGCCAACAAAGATTTACTTGAAATCCAAAATAAAGTAAAGAAACTACGTCAAGACGAAAAGGGCAGAGTCACCAACAATGTCACCAATGCACTGTTTGTGGGTAGCACGGCAGAACTACAGAAGTTCATCAATCGTCGTGATGAAGATGGCAATATTATTGATGTAAAGGTAGACAATGGCAACGACTGATACTTATCTTGCGAACCCCAATCTCAAAAAATCAGGGGTTCAGGTAGAATATACTGAAGAACAAGTCGCAGAATATATCAAGTGTGCGAAGGACATCGTATACTTCATAAAAAAATATGTGAAGATTATTAACGTTGACCGTGGTTTAGTTCCATTTGACTTGTATCCATTCCAAGAAAATATGGTGAATCTGTTCACTAAGAACCGTTTTGTATTGACAAAGATGCCTCGTCAGTCTGGCAAGTCCACAACTGTTGTTGCCTACATGCTATGGAGAATTCTATTTACAGACAGTCAGTCTATCGCAATCCTTGCAAACAAAGGTGCATTGGCACGGGAAATGGTACATAGGATTCAACTCGCATACGAAAACCTACCAATGTGGATGCAACAAGGAATTGTTTCGTGGAATAAAGGGTCTATGGAATTAGAGAATGGTTCCAAGATTGTTGCAGCAGCAACATCATCGTCTGCTGTACGGGGTGGATCATACAACCTTATCTTTCTTGACGAATTTGCATTTGTTCCAAGAAATCTAGCAGAAGACTTCTTTGCGTCTGTGTATCCAACGATTTCATCTGGTAGCACTTCACAGGTTATTATCGTCTCTACACCAAACGGTATGAATCATTTTTACAAGATGTGGATTGATGCACTTGAAGGTCGTAGTGGATACAAAACACTGGAGGTTCACTGGAAAGATGTGCCTGGTCGTGATGAGAAGTGGCGTGATCAAACTATCAAAAACACCAGTGAAGAGCAGTTCAGACAAGAATTTGACTGTGAGTTTATTGGTAGTAACAACACACTCATCAATGGAATGAAACTCCGACAAATGCCATTCATACCACCTAAAGAAAAAAGAGGTGATTTGGATATATTTGAACCTCCTGTAAACAATCACATTTATTTTGCAATTGCAGATACGGCACGAGGTATTGGACTCGACTATTCGGCACTGACAATCTTTGATGGGACAACTATTCCATACAAGATGGTGGCAAAATATCGAAACAAAGACATTCTACCGTCCGTGTTTCCAGACCTTATTCGTAGTATCGCAACAGAGTACAATGACGCATTTGTCCT